GTAAAAATCGCTCAACAACCCATCTAATAACAACAAGATTAATCGCCTGAAAATCAAACTCACCATCAATAGCAACTTTATTAAGGATAGCTAATGTTTCATATAAAAAATTTACAGAAACATTCATTTTGTTTTTAATATCTTCAATATATTCGTTATAGCTATCATTGAAAGTTATTTGTGAACTTGTAGCAATAGAACGATCCAAAAATCTAAAATCTCTTTTTACAGAAACACCGTCTTCTGTAAGTGGACGAATCATGTATAATGGTTTACCCCAATCAACAGCTAATGTAATAAAAGCAGAAATATCTATTACTTCGTATTTGAAAGGTTTATCAAATTTAACATGATTGTTTTCCAAATATAAATTCCAATCAGAATAAGTACCAAGAGGAATATACGATTCAATAATTGGATTATGTTGTTGTCTATGTAATTCATTAACAAATGTGTAATACAAATATTCCTTTTCTGCTTTATTATTAAATTTCATGCCAGAAAGTTCTCTAACTACATTAGCTGGAGCATGCGCTTTAACAAAATCAACAATTTTCTTTCTATTATTAGCAATCCAAAGTTCATGAATTAAGAAATAGGTAAAATCTTCCAACAAGAAGTTTTCTTCCATGTAATTAACAATGTATTGAATCAAGATATTATGGAGATTATTGGTATCGAGTGAAAATTGCTCGTATTCATTATTCTTAAAAATATCAAATAGATCATCGTAGCCACCATTTATAAGTTTGGTTTCCATAAGGTCAGCTACCAAACCTTTTAATGCTGGACCAACAAGTTCTGATTGAGGAACTAGTGTAGATATTCTAGCCCATTCAGAAATAAACCTATTTCTATTAACCAAATATACAACAGACATACCAATGTCTTGTGAAATAGCTTTAAGACTCGCTCTAAAATATGTGTCTAATCCTTTTAATGATGCGGTTGTTGTTTTATACAACAAAAAAGGTTCTTGTTCTAAATTATACTTGTATGCCTCTGCTAAATCCATATTAAATTGTTCGCCAATCAACCTATGTTGTTGTTCATCATTAGCTACATCACCAGATTTACCCAATTTATAAATGTCTAAAGGCATAACCATAGAAGAAAAAATATTTTCTCTACCAGAAAAAGTTTTATTTGAATTTTCTGGTAACATATTACCAGCATAAAACATAGAAAAAACATTCAATCCCAATTGTCTGTGTTTTGGAGTTCTCTTATCCAATACATTGAGAGTCATTTTATAATTATCCGTTGGAGAATACGTATAATTTAACTCCATCTTTGATCTATCGAAAGTCAATGAACCAACAATTTTATTTCCTTCAATAACCTTATTAAAAGAAACATCAACAATTGTTTTTTGTGCAGTTCTGTACCTTGGAATACCATATTTCGATTCAACAAACATAACAGGCGTTGGATTAGATAATGCCCTAGTAGTAGTATCAATAAAAATGCCACCAATTTTATACTTGATATGATCAATAATAATACAATGAGACATTTCATATATGTCAAAATAAATCTCATTCTGTTTAACACTCAAATTGATCTGTTCAACAGGGATTGCTTCTATTACATCATAATTGCCAGTATGTGTATCTTTTAGATAAATTTTACTATTTGCGAATACAAAACCTTCCGTAACGTATTCATCGTTATATTTAATATTCCCAGAAACAAAACTAACTTTTTCGTAATTGTATCCACGGTTAAGATTTTCATTAAGTGGAATTGCCATTTGAATACCACGATTCATAAAAAAGATCATATCTCTTTCTCTATCATATTGCATACGACCGAGAAATCTAACATTGCGACTAAATGGCACTTTTTCAATAATCATCTTGATGAGGTTTTCGGCTGTATGTTCTCTTTCCTCATATATTGGATAGCTAATTTTTGATACGAAATCATACCCAGATTCATTATATGGATTTAATAACCACATATAATTGATTTCATCATATAATTTCCTATACGTTTTACCATCATACATTATTTCATTTTTGTATATGTCAATACTATAATCTTCAACAATTTGTATTTCTTGGTAATACGCAAATTCGAGATCCTTTTCCATTACATCATCAATCAACACGTATTGCGCTAGAGTATTATATCTAAAAACAACTTCACTAGAGCCATAAGTGAAAAAATCAACATAAAGTTTTGGTTCATAAACATAATCATATTCATAACAACCTATGATCATTTCAGATTGCATATTAATATATTTTTGAGCAAAATCATTAATGCCAAGAATCTCATACGATCTTGCATATCCATCTCCAGATTCAACAATATTCAATTTTATCTTGAAAGGAACATTCAATTTTTCAAAAAATCCAGAATTACTATTTCTAGTATAGACAATAAAATTATCTAAAAAACCAGCAGATTCGACATAAGTATCGCCTGCAGTTTTTATCGGTGTATAAATTGAATCGACAGCATCAAAAACAATCTCTAAAGTGTTAATGTCGTAATTAGTATATTTCTCTTCTAGATCAAATTGCAAATAATTATGCACAGTGAATTTATAATATTTGGTTTCATCATCAAAATATTCAAAAATAGTATACCCATAATGTATTTGACCATTCAAAGAATGAATTGAAGGATTGATTTTTATACCATTGACTGTTAATACTACCGAAGATTCTACAATCCTGCATGATCTATTGAAAAAGACGTAAATATCCAACTCATTCTTTTCTTCGTTCAAAAGATATGTAACATTATCACTATCTGCGTTTATAGACACATTCGAATATAATTTGTTTTTGAGTTTCTTATGCTCACTTCTTTGCAATGAATAGCCGTTATTATTATCAATCAACAACTTCAAATATTCATCAGTTTTTGCCTTTATAGTAGTTAATTCCATTGCAAAAACAGCTATCAATTCAAATATAGAATTAATGGAATAATTTGCAGTAGAAATAATTGATTTTCCTGCAAATTTATGTTGTTGACCAGTTTTTTCATATCTGATAAGCTTTTCTAGATATGGAAGTAACTTGCTTTTTGCAAAAACAATTTCATTATCAAAGGTTTTCAAACCAAAACCAATACCCATATATTCAGCAATGTTATCAATAATTTGCAAATAATTGTATTCTGCATATTCAGAACATTTTTCCATTATTACATCAAATTCATTCTTTAGAACAGCATATTCATCTCTAATCTTTTTGAAGTATTCATAAGTTGACTTGTGAATTTTTTTCTTTCTTATATCCTTTTCAGTATTATATTTTTTAAAATTTTCTTCATAAAGAGCAGAATTTTCACGAAATGTATTACTGATATGATAATATTTCAATATCACATCTCTCAAAAAACCATATCCCGGAATACCAAAATAAAAGAAGGTGTAATCTTTGAGATCATCCAAATCTCTAACTAACTCAGTACTACCAAAATGTTCTAGCTTAATCTTATTCTGACCATCAGACATGTAAGCATGAAATTCTCTAGAATTTAGATTAAACGGCAATGTAAATTCCGGTAAAAATTGTCCTCTTGCGTAAATATCCTTATTTAATAAAGAAGAAACTGTATATTTAACAGTAATATTTTCTTCAGTATCCTTTACCTTCTCAAATAATAAAGGATTAAGAACATTATAAATGAATTTTGTATCTTCCTTATCGAGAATTTCTTTAGGTAATGATTTTAATAAATTTGGCATCTAAAACCTCATTTTTACTTTATTAAACAATTATTTCGATTTTTCTCATTGGAGAGAATACCCCATTAACATTAAGTTTCTTTTCAACAATTTGAGTAAAACTTATTTTTTCACCCAAAATTTCAATAGTGGAAGATGGGGTAATAGGATTGCCATGTATATCCTCCATAACTTCGATGTGTTGAATTTCTGTAATGTTAGTATGCAACCATTCAATCAATCTAGACAAATAGAAATGTTTTCCCAAAGGAATATTAGCCACATCAAAAAACCTATCTAATACAGTTTCAACCTTTGATCGCATTAACTCACCAGTAATAGCCGTTCTTCTATCTTTAAATATTTTAAGAGCAACAGTAATCTCGTAATATCCAGAATTATAAACCATGACATTATCAGAAACCATTTTTCTTTTATTAATGTCTGCGACTAACTTATTTATTTCTGAACTACTTAAAGGCTCAAACACGTAAATATTCTTTTTAAAATCCTTCTTAACACCGGTAACATACAATTCAATGATATTAGCTTTACTTGGATTTAGATAAATGTCATCCGATCTGTAATGTGTCCAAATAAATGATAAATCATCTTCTGGTAATGTTACATTTTCGCTCTTGTAATTCAAAGACAACAGATAGCCATTGAGACTCTTGACTAAAGAAATATTCGTGATGTTAAACCCACTAATCAAATTATTTATCTCGGACATAATCGCTTGTTTACGTTCAAAAAACTTATCAGAAACTTTTACATGATCAACAACTTTATTAAGAGTAATAACAAAACTCACAATCTTATTTGTACTACCAGAAAATGTAACAGTTGAAATACCATAATCTAATGGCAAAATTGCATTAAGTTTTGCTACATTGGACAATGCAGTTTTTTGAATTTCAACCATAAATCTATTCGTTAATTTGATTATTGTGCCCTTATTTGCTGAATCAACCATTTCAGTTGGATACTTAAACCAATTGTTTGGCGATATTTCATCAAGATCAAAAATATCAAAATAAAATTCTTCACCATTTGCAACAAATTTTAGACTATCATAAAATCCGGCAACACTAGAAGCAGTAAAAAACGCATTCGGAACGTGTATATAAATATCTGACGCATTATTACTGCTAGAATCAACAACTTTATAAGAAGTAATATTATTCTTGATTTGATCAAGATAAACATCAAGAAATTCATTACTTATTCTTGCACTATTTTTACCAATATACGAACGCAACACAACAGTTGTATATTTCACTCTCGGATGTAACATACCAGCAGTTTCATAATCTTTAGCAGTAACAAATCTATCACCTACACTTCGAATCTTCTTTGCCATATGCTTTATTTCTTCATTAGATTCAGCAGGCAATCCACCGCGTGAATTAAATTTGTCAAGTAAAGGCAAACCTATTGTTACATCCTGCATTTTTCCAACAAGAGAATCATAATACTGAATAGCTAAAAAAATTTCAGCATAATCCGCATTTCTCACGTTATAAACTTCATCCGTATTATTAACATTTTTTCTATAAAACAAAGTAGTTTTAGATGCTGGCAAAAGAACTTCTACATTTTTACCATTTCCAAAAATTAACTCAATATGACCCTCAGGAGTATTATTAATTTCATACGCATATCTATGCGGCGTATTATTCAAATCCTCAACCTCATGGTATGTTCGTACCAATGTACCTTGTTCATCATATTGTCTAATAACCGTAGGATTATTAAAAATATTTGGTTCGTAAACTACTTCCGTATAACTTCTAATCGTTTTTGGAGCTTTTACTTCCCTTGAAAATGTTCCACCTTGAATAATTGGAATATACAAATACACATTTTTATCTAAAATATTATTACCTTTATCATGGCGAATAACAAACTCGAAACCCAATTCAACCGTTTGAGCATATAAATTTTCTTTTGAATATGACAAAGCATCTTCTGTATTTTCGGTATTAAAATATCTCATTTCATCAAAATAAAGTGATTGAAGTTCAAACATTTTTCTAGAAGCAGCATAATCAACATACAGATTTATGTTTGGATTAAATCTCATTTGAAATTTATCCACAAAAATGCTTCTTTCAAAAAATTCAAAATTATCAACCAAAACCGTCTTTGTTTTAATACCTGACTGTTCAGAAAAATCTTCAAGCCTTTTAAAAATATTATTAAGTGTATTCATAAAATCAGTAGAATCAACAGTTTTTAGCAAATAATCCATTTTATATGGATAATAAGTATCATTTGGTAACGGCATAGGTTCAAAAACAATTTTAGCTGCTTTTCCCAAAATATCATTCAGTGATCCTTGTTGTCTCTTTTTATAGAGCAACATTCCAGCACCTTTTGAATCAGAAATATCTTTTTTCACTATCGATACAGATGGCTCAAGTCTTGCAAATTTATATCCAAGCATATCAGCTAGTTTAATAATATTTCTTCTATCTTTAGCAGTTGATAAAAACAATTCATTGTAGCTCATATCAACACGATATGCCATCATTTCACCATAAAAGGCGAAAAGTTCAATCAACATCATAACATAGTCAGAACGAAAATAGTCATTAAAATTAGGATAGGTCTGTTCAATATAATCCTGCAATGTCTGTCTAATCGAATGAAAATCATATTCTTCAAAATCATAATTCTCAATCAAATTAGTAAATTCAGTAGATAATTTTTTGACTTCACGTTCAAATGTTTTAACTGACATAATATTACCTTACTTTATTAAAAATATCTTGTTTCTCTTTATTTATTCCTTCCTATCCATTTCTTTTTCAAGGTTTGTGCATTTTTGATGTTTTCAAAATAAATAAGAATAATATAGCATTTGAGGGGATAAAGATGACCACTGTTAATCTATGGAAACAAGGCAAATATGAGGCAAAAAACCCAGAAAAATATAAAGGATCATTACCAATAGTTTATAGAAGTAGTTGGGAACACAGGGTTTTTTATTTTCTTGACAATAACCCATCAATCATTGAATGGGCCAGTGAAAGTATCGTGATTCCATACGTTTGTCAATTGGATAACAAACAACATAGGTATTTCGTTGATATAAATTTCATTGTTAATGATCGTCACGGCAATCAAAAAAGATACCTGATAGAAATCAAACCCTTCGATCAAACAGTTCCACCACAACCACCAAAAACAAAATCAGCAAAAGCAATACAGCGGTACAATCAAACAGTGTTAGAATTTCAAAAAAACCAAGATAAATGGACTTTCGCAAAAGCTTGGGCTGCAAAGAATGGATATATTTTTGATATTTGGACAGAAAAAACTTTAGGTATCAGATAACTAAAGTTTGTAAAATTTGAACGTGGAAAAAGCCGGATAGTAGAATATCCGGCTTCTTTAACACTAATCGTTTTTCTCTAAAAATTAGAGAGAAACAACTACCTTACCATAGTAAGCATCTGCGCCCAACATATTGTCGGCCAAACCATATCTGGTGGACAACATAACTCTTGGCATAAAGGTATTACCATCCAAGATTGTTGGAGAAACTTCTAGTGGGACATATGGCATGTAAACAATACCAGTATCAGTCTCAGACGAACCCTTGTAACCCATAACAACATCATTATTAGTTCTGATAATGTCTGTAAAGACTTTAAATCTACCCTCAATAGCACCGGCCAAACCAATATTGGTTGGGTCAACATAGCTAGAAGAAGCTGGGGCGAAATTGAATGATCTCAAAGTCTGAAGGACAGTCAATACGTTTGGATTTACGATCATCCAGTTAGCAGCGCCTCTTCTGGTTCTAACAGCAACTTGGTTGGAAACTTCAAGAATCTTTGTATAAAGAGCTTGATATTTCTCGGTCATCGAGTTAGTACCGGATACATTTGCATAATCATAATTGGTTGTATAACCAACTTTAGCTTCAATAGCATTGACCAATTCTCTGTCAATGTCATTAGCAATGGTTTGTGCCAATGCGGTGATCATTTCTTTCTCAATATTGATACCCAAAGAAGCTTGTGCATCTTGTGCTGCTTCCAATGACCATTGAGCTGCCAACTTTCTAGTTCTAGCAGTAATAGTTGTCTGCGTAAACTTCAAAGTTGTCTCTTTGAATGCAGTATAAGTAGGATCACTAACTGTATTCAAAGTCATTTTTTCACCAACGTCTGTATCCATCTTAGTTGCATACTGATTAACACCAGCAACGAAAGAAACTTCAGCACCAGCTGGGTATGTAACAACAGCACCAGCAACAGTAGCTTGTTGTGCATCAGGATCGTGAGAAATCAATGCATTATATCTGGTAGCCTCTGCGGTTGCCAATGCAGCATTTCCATTAAAATCAACGGTTGATGCTTGGGAATACACATACTTGAGAGACATACAGATACCAGTTCTCTCTTTTAATGGCTGAACACCAACGAGTTGGTCAGCAATAACATTTGTCATAACTCTTCTTGCCAAAGGCATAATTAATTTAGGTACTGATTTAATAGCACCTGAGAAAGTGGCTTCATTCAAAGACTCGGCATATCTTGCTTGGTTCTCAAGAATAACTCTCATACTATCCTTTCTTCTGTCTTCTACGCCCTCTAACAACGATTCCACTAACATTTTTGGTTGTACTCTCATTTTGTTATCTCCTTAATGAATTCTTTTTTTATTATTCATTATTATTTATACATATTATAAAATTAACGAGGTTTTTAAAAAAATAAAGGATTATAATATCCAAATCTTATTTTCTAACTCCTGCATAAGACAACAATGTGGCTAGATCATCACTCATTGCGTCTTCCTTTTTAATATCGCCAGAACTAATTGAAGTTTTTCTGGTTGCAGATTCAGTCAAAACTTTATCTGTTTTCTTAGTAACTCCAGCTACTTCCTTTTTAGAGAACCCAGAATTAAAGGTATCAATAACAGATTCCATTAACTCATCAATTTTTGATTCTAATTTATCAGACTCAATATTCTCGGCTAATTTCTGTAAAGCCTCTTTCTTATCTTTGGCCAACACAGATCCCTTTGATTCAACAATAACTTTTCTTTTTAGAGTTTCTACTTCAGCCTGTGACTCTTCCAATCTAGCATGCTCTTTCATTAGCATATGCTTATATTGTTCAACCTTAACTTCGGCTTCTTTTTTCATCTCTAAAATTTCTTCCGCAACCTCAGAATCAACATCCCAATATTGCTTTACAACAGCCTTAATAGACTCCAACAATTCCCTACCTTGAGTTTCTTTCATAATAGCAACTCTATCAGCCTTAACTTCAGCTAATTCCTGTTCCAAGAAAATCTCAGTAGAAGTTACCAAATTAGTCTTGAGTTTTTCAATTCTCTCATCAGCCTCGGCAATCATTCTTTTTTCAGTAGTTTTAATAGCTTCATTAACTTTATCTTGAACAAGTGGAGTCTTAGATACTAGAGCAGTAATATCGAGGTCCAACAACTTCTCAATTTTTGCTTCTAAAACTTCAATATATTCACTAGCTTCAACCAAAACAGTTGTCATTTCTTCAACTTTCTCAGCATGTGCTTCTTGAATCATTTCAAATGTTCTATTAAATTTCTCTTTACCAAGATCAAAAGCTTTCTCATATTTTACTTCTGCTTCCTTTAACAACTTAACTTCAGCAGCATCCATATCAGACTCAGAAATATTAACAAATGGTTTTGACTCTAATTCTGCGATTTTTGTCTCCATTTCGGTAATAGTTTCTTTTGCACCCTCTGCAACAACTTTAGCTTCATTTAATTTGGTTTTGTAACTTTCTTCTAAAGTTTTATATGCATCTTCAAACTTAGTTTTAGCAGCTTCAAATGTTTTCTTTGCTGCTGTCTCAACTTCTGCTCTAACAGAATCTTCTTTTGCTTTCAAGGCTTCAGTTAAAGCAGTTTCAAGAGATTTTTTAACTTCATCTGTCAAAACATTATTTTCCAACAATGGTTTTAGGATTTCTTGCATCATAACTAACATCTCCCTTAAACATACTTTTCTTATTTATTTTATTTATTTATTACAGAATTCAAAAAACTCTTAATTTCGTTTTCAAAATATTTTTGTGCAGCAGCATCATGACGTACTGCCTCACCTAAAGAAACGATTTTTTGATTATTATAAATATCATTAATTGATTCTCGTAAGCTTGTTGGAAATGCTTCCGGAGCACTAGGAGTTGCCACAATATCAACAGTAATCAAATTAAAAGATTCGACCAATGTAATATCATCTCTATATGTTGTTGAACCGGAACCTCTTGATGAGACACCAAGTTTAATACCTTCTTTTAACAAAGCCTTAACAATTTCACCTTTTGGTGTGTCAAGAATCTTTGCTCTACCCATAACATTATCACCGCTCCATCTTAATGATTCAACTACATGAGAAACATTATTAAGATCAATAGTCAATTTCTCAGGATGTTCCAATTCACCCAAAACATTATACCCACTAGCCATTTTATCAGTCATTTTATTAATGGCTTCGGTCAAGACACTCTTAGGATAAACCCTACCATTACCATTCTGTTTTTCAGCTTGCATAAAAATACCATCAAGATACCAATGAGTGCTGCTTTTAGTTTCTTTCAGATTAGCAACAGATGGTCGTAAAGTTTCAATCAATAAACAATCAGTCATAATTTATTCTCCACATTATGGGGCTACAAAAACTTCATCAGTTTCATTCATTCCAGCTTTGATAGATTGTTCCTCTTCATTAGGGTCATTGTATCTATCACCAAATACATCCTTATTTGAAACGTATCTTTTACCAGCCATATATTCAGCCAATGATGTTTTCAATGAAACTCTAGCTGCATTAAAATCATCAACTGCAATAGCGTCAACCATATCTCTCAAGCTACACATATTGATCTCCTTTTTATTAAAACATTTATTTATGCATTGTTTAACCCAACAATTATATTTCTTATTTATCATAAAATAAATTTTCAACAGCATTTTTGATAAATGTTTTTTTATAAGTCGATTATTGAAAAAAAGCATAAAAAAAGGTGTAGAAATTAATCTACACCTTTCTCTTTTTTGTAAATCAGATAGTTTATTTAGGTTATCTGTTCCATGAACCAGGATCAGAAGAAGGACCAGGAGTATTATCTCCTTGTGTTGGGGTAGCAACATCATAAACAAAATCATATACCCAGGTTGTGAAGTTAGAATATCTAACACTTAGATTAACCATAGAAGTACCACCATCATCAGAATAATCTAAAGTACCAAAATCACAGGTCATAACAACACACTTGTTATAATACCATGCTGCCAATGCAGTGCCATCACCGGAGAGTTCTTCAGCCGATACATTGAAGAAATAAGCTGCGGCGTTTCTTGCATGCCAGTTATTGTTAAAGTTAGCTTGTTTCTGTAGTTGGGTTTGAACACCTTTAGTAACGGCGTTGTCCAAAGCATCATCTAATTCAATAGTACAAGCATCTTGTGTTTTTCTGCCTGCAAAATAAACTTTTGAGTTCAACTTTGGAACCTCAACTTCAGCAAAAGTAATATTTGGTTTTGTAATAGTTTTTACATGATGTCCAACATGCTTAAATACACCGAACTTAACTCTAAATCTATGGATAAGTTTAACTTCCATATCTTCAGTATTATGATCACCATCA